AGCGGTATATCGATTTTGAATTTTTACTGTTTTTTATCTATCGGATATACTTAGTATATCGATTTTGCAGCAAAAGGCAAGGTAATTACAAAAAGAGCTTTTCACATCCCGATTTTCTCAAGATACGGGATAGCGGCACGCATCCTTTCGCACTCCCAACTCCTGCGGGAGTTGCGTTCGTGCTTCTTGATGAACTCCTTCATCTCGGCGGAGGTTTCGGCACCCAGTCCGATGGCGGCTAAGATTTCCCTTGCACCGTCACACTTCATGGCTTTCAGGGTATCCGACTCAATTTCGCGTCCGCCCTCAAACGGCTGCATAAATTTGAGTCTGCAGAACGGGAGGTAACCTTCCGGTGCGTTATCGCCGATATTCCAAATGTTATAGCCGAGAGGCGGTTCCGTTACGACTTCGTAGGTATCGCATACGCCAAGCGCAGTAGTATGATGGATTTTCATTGTGTTGCTCCATTTCTTTACAAGTTAAGTGTGACAGGACGTTCACTCAATTCATATTTCTTGGTCTCAACGCCGGAAATCCTGAACATGTGACGCGCTGCAATATTATTATTGGAATTTTTGTACTTATCGTCCAGATAGACAATACGCTTGATTCCGCTTTGAATGATTGCTTTCGCACACTCATTGCACGGGAAGAGCGTCACATATATCGTGGAACCGTGGAGGTCCTTGCCAGCATTGAGAATCGCGTTCAGCTCAGAATGACAGACATACATGTACTTGGTATCAAGGTCGTCGCCTTCTCTGCCCCAAGGCATGATATCGTCGTCGCAGCCAATCGGCATACCGTTGTATCCCAGTGACAGGATTTTATTGTCACGCACAATGCATGCGCCTACCTGACTGTTGGGGTCTTTACTGCGCATTGCAGATAACATAGCAATACCCATAAAGTATTCATCCCATGAGATATAATCTTTCCGTTTTTCACTCATGTATTTACTCCTCTTCTTCTTTGATGACCTTATACCGGCTTTCAATCTGATAATCATCGCCGTCCCAGCAACGAACCACAAAATCGAAGTCATCCGGGTCTTCATCGACCGCAAAGAACACGCTCTCTGCACTGCCGTTATTTTCCCGGTTGCTTAAATTCAGTTCCTGCGCGGCCGCAAAAGCATTCAGCTCTGCCTCCATATATGCCATATCCTCTGTCGGATAGGCTGCAGGCAGATATTCATCCTCGGACTTATGCGCGTCGTTGTAATAGTATCCGCGTTTCAAAATCTTATACATTCTTCATGCTCCTTTGTGTTTTAGGGTGTTTGATAAAGGTTGCTTACCTGCATGAGCAAGCGGGTTTTAGGCACTAAACCTCCGAAATGTGAATTGCACTTTTCGCGGCCTCGACACATTCATCGAAGTGATTTTCAATGTATTGAGCAATCGCATCAAGTCGAACGTTCAAAGATGTTTGGTCGAACGATGTCCCTGTCTCGCTTTTAAACAAACGCGCTGCTTTGCGATACAATGCATGCAGGTATTCGTTAATTGCTTCCAGACTTTTCGCCTCGTTCTGAGCATTATGCAGCAGATAAGTTTTGTTGCCTACCTTGATAAGCAAGCTACTTTCTCCTACAACATCTCCATACATACTACAAGCAACATACCCGATTTTTGCATCAACGGGTAAACTGTTCCAAGTACGGAATGTTGTATCCGGCTGAAAATCGCCTCTTCCGCCATTGTACTCCCACTCAACAAATTCACGAACTGTGAGCAGAAAACCATCATTATTGAGAACAAGCATAGCGATACCTCACACTTTGTAAATCCATGAACCAACTCGCACGACATCGCATTTGTAACCCCAGAAGAGTTTTCGCATTCCTCTTACGCTGCCACTAATGTGAATACACGGGTTGTTTTGGATGTACTTGGAGGATTTACCCGTTCGCTGTTCATATTCTTTGCGTGAACGGTAATAATGCCCTGTCGTTTTCATGCTGTACCTCTCAGTCTGCCGTATAACCGTTTTTGGCGTATGCGGCAAAGCTTTCATCCAACTGCATATTGAAACGCTCGCCGATATCAGGGTCTGCAAACTTGCGAATTTTCGCCAGTGCTTTTGCATAGTTGATATCATGCCCTTCGCCATAATGCCACAGAGATGGGGTATAGCCATGCCAATCCATAGAGCCGTTGTTGAAAGCTAAACAATCGCGCAAAGGGAAATCACGCGTATTATGCACGATATTAAAGCAGCTTAAATAACTGGTGCCATAGGAAAAGCCGCTCGAATTACGCATCCCAAAACCACAACCACTCACTGGCACATAACACTTAACTGAGTTGTAGTCTCGTTCACCATCTTGGTTCCAAGTTTCGATGGTAATAAGTACGCCGGAATTCAGATTCGCCCATACATCAAAGATATTGTTTTTGTCAATGTCTTCTTTGTATTCATGTGTAAAACCGAGCTCCTGTAAAATACGAGTCAGTTCCTCATACGGAACAGCCTCTACTTCGCCAGTTTTTTCGTTGTATTCCTCGTAGAAGTCATAAGGAACATTCTTCATCGTGGCGAGAATGCAGTTTTCTCTGTTTTCAAAGGAAACCACTTTGCCATATCCTACATGAAGGCTCTTCCAATTTTTGATGATAATAACCTTCCCGTACTCGTTATAAGAAATGAGCTTACCATTCTTTTTGGACCTCCGGATACGGTAGACGTTATCTGTGCTGATTCCGCTCAGGTCAATAGTATCGTTCATATTCATAAATCTTACCTCACTTCACTTTTTGTCAAGTTGTAGATACAACCGTTTGAATTTTCTCGGCAATCATAGTTGCCATACGCTTTGCCTCTTTTTCCGCACATGCGTCCCAGACCTCAAAATACTGGTAACCATGATAGCAACCATGAATTTCGGAATCACTCCCGCTTTGGTGGAACCAGATAGCTGAACCTTTTTTATCTTGCATTGCCTGCCGCACAGCGACCACAAAGTTCGTCGCATTAGCATCCCAGAAGGGCCGCTCGTAATTGAACTCAATGCCCCAACCGTGGCAAGAATCTGGCTTGTGAATTCTAATAGGAGAAATAGCTGTCATTTTCAATTCATTCCTTTCGCAAAAAATAGCGGCCATCTCTGACGAGATGGTCGCAATGTAACTTGATTTTAAATTAAGATAATAGTAGCTAACAAATAGCGCTTTTTATTTATCTTAGTGCTTTTATTGTAGCTACTTTGCAGCAGTTTGCAAGAACTGTGTCGTCTTCTTAAGCATGTTCAGGCAACCACTGCTGTGGGTAGGTTCGAAGTTTGTCCCGTGGCACGCAATCGTTCAGGGCGGAGTTTTCAGCAAGCGCCATGTCGATGATGTAATAATCATCACCATTGCGCATTACATCAATACTCCACTGCCCTACCAATTCGACAGCGGGAAGAATCTTCTTGATTTCATCCAAAATCATCCTAGCACTGTCATCGTATCGAGATTGCAGGATATCCTCGTGCATCTGATAGATAACATAGTCGTGGCGTTCCTGCAGCGTACTTGCGTTCTTGAACTTACCCTTCATCACATCGGCACGCCAATAAGGACTGATACCCAGCACCTCATCAGCGTCGAAATCGACGAATACGCGGTACTCAGTATGCAGCGGCAAACCGTTGTAGATGGTCGGGTTGTGTTCCTTGTCCTTGATATATTCCCTGAGCACCCACTCGTTCGTTGTATTAGCACCATAGAAGCATACATTATTCAACGGCGAAGCCATAGAGCATGTCAGATGATTCAGGAACAGGAAATACTCACCAATTTCATTGATTTCCTTCGGGTCATGGATATGAGCGTTGCGGAACTCATACTTGGAAGAATAAGTTCCGGTCTTGATGAAGTAATCCTCGTGCTCATCCAACTTGAATATCCGCTTACAATAGCGGTTCACGATTTCCTTGGTCACTGGATTCAGGGTTTCAAAGCCAAGGCGAGTGAGCTGCAGCATCGGCAGCGGAACACGCAAAATCTTGGTATCAGGAATCCTGAAGAACTTGTTCCCGCACAACGCTTTTACCAGCGGCGGAAGCCAGAATCCCATCGTGTTGGGATTCATTTCGAGCATCTGGTAGGTGAAATCGTCGAGGTCAAGAATATCAAGACCTTGACGGAACTGGTTGTAGTAGAACTTTTTCATGCGGTCATCGCGTGCATCCTTGTACTCGGCGTAATTCTGAAGCAGAATCTTATACGATGGCTCCGAAATATCGACCTTCGCAAGATTTCCTGTCAGCTGAGGTCTGAGTTCTTCCGGGTATTTTTTCAGGTCATCGTTCGTTACCGTCACAGCGTATCGAGATGCCGCATAGTTCACATAGTATCCGCCGCGTTTTTCATTGTAGATGTACAGGCGAGTACCATCTGTTAACTCACCTACGATACGGTCAATGAGCGCTTCGAGGTCCCGCGTAAACGGCACCCTCTTGTCGAGCATAGCCTTGACAGTAGCGGTATCCCACTGTAAGAGGTTCTCGGATAATGCCCCGCTTTCCAGCACCTGTTTCTTATAGGTGTCCTCGAATGTTTTGAGGGCATCAGGGCTGGTTTTCAACATTGCGGCAAGTTCTTCGTAGGAAAACGATTTATCTTCCCTTTTGGTCATCATTTTACCGATTTTGGCAATCATATTTTCGATTTCCTCCTTTTTGGGAATCAGGTGTTTGCAAAATTCGGATTCTTCCAAATCAACTTATTCCCGTAATAGACTTCGGGAATGTACTTGATGGGAATTCTGCGATTGTCTTCGAGTTGCGAATCGTTGTTCGCGATAAACTCCTCGATGCGATTTTCTTCACTGCGCGGGGTGATGTTGCAAGTTGAGAAACCTCCACCGTACAGGATATCACTGTTCATCATACCTTTGACCGGATACTTTACTTCGGTCGTTTTACCGTTGATGTTCAGGACAAGGCGAACGGTTTTGTATTGCTTAGCAAATTCCACAAGAAGCCTGAACATGATTTCCTGAGTGTTCGGACTATTGTACTTTCTCATATACTCTTCCGTCAACTCTTCCACCACAGCCAATGTAATCCCGTATAGGCGTCCAGACCGCCCGGAATTTGCCTCTTTGATTTTCTCCATCGTCCGTTCAGCCCAGCCGGTAGGATTAGCAAGATAATCCACTACCAGTTCATCGGCATTTGTGGATGTCAGGCCAAAGCAAGACCCGTTTCCAATCTCATCGACAATGCTGTCAATAGGGCTGCGATAATTCTTATACCCCTTTATTATGCGACAGAAAGCGTTCTGTCGTGCTATCTTGTCGTAATAACTGCCCTTGAGAATTTTCTTCTTGTCTTCTTCCGTCACATTCTCTCGGAACATATCGAACAGCTTCGGTGCCATTTCCTCTATGACAGAATT